GTGAAGCAAACAGAACAGGAGGTGGCGGCGGTGGTGCTGGTGCCGTAGGTGGTTCTGGTAGGCCTGCTCACGGTGGAGTTGGATTGCAAAATAATATTAATGGAACAAATCATTACTGGGCTGGCGGCGGTGGAGGCGCTCCATACGGCAGCGCTACATCATTTAATGGTGGTAATGGCGGCAACGGTGGAGGCGGTGGAGCATCTGCTGGTGCTGGTGGAAACACTGGTTCTGGTGGAACTGGTGGTTCTGGATTGAATGCTGGTGCAAATGGAGCAACAACTAGTTCATCTGTTGCTGGTGGTGTTGGTGGTGCCAATACAGGCGGAGGCGGAGGCGGCTCCAACTGGAATTACAACGGAAGTTCCGTCCAATCTGGTGGTGATGGTATTGTTATTATTAGATATGAGATGTAAAGGAAAACAATATGGCATACTATGCAAAAGTAGTTAATAAAAAAGTCGTTAATGTTATTAAAGCAAATGCTGATTTTTTTGATACATTTGTAGACGATTCTCCAGGTGATTGGATTGAAGCTTTTCCCGATGCCGGTGGTGATTCTGACAAGAGATATAATTTCTGTGGTGTTGAAGATAATTACGATGCTGTTGCAGATGCATTTTATTCAGCAAAGCCATACCCAAGCTGGACATTAAATACTACAACTTATACATGGGAAGCACCTGTTGCAACACCATCAGAACCTAGCTGGTGGGATGAAGAAAACAATCAATGGGTTTCAATGTAGTCAAATTCCTAATTCTTAAAACGTATAAATAGTATCGAACAGTTAATTTATGGGATACTATTATGGCAAATCCAACCACAAGAGCTGAACTAATTACACATTGCCTTCGTAGGCTTGGTGAGCCCGTGCTTGAAGTTAACGTTGACGAAGATCAGTTAGAAGATCGAGTTGATGAAGCTTTACAGTTTTACCAAGAGTATCATTCAGATGCAATCGTAAAAAATTACTATAAGTATGCCATTACTGCAACTGATGTAACTAATGAGTATATTACTCTGCCCTCCACAATTACAACAGTACAAAGAATATTTCCAATTGATAGTTCTGCATCAAGCAATAACATGTTTAGTGCACGATATCAGTTGAGGCTTAATGACATTTATGATCTAGGTTTTATTGGATCACTTGCTCATTATGAACAGACACAACAGTACCTATCAATGCTTGATATGAAGCTAAATGGTGCAGAACAAGTAAGGTTTAATCGAAATTCAAATAGACTTTATATTGATGTAGATTGGTCAGCCGATTTACCAGTTGGTAAGTTTATTGTAGTAGATTGTTATTCAGTTATAGATCCAACTGCACATGCAGAAGTATATAATGATCTGTTTCTTAAACGATACACAACAGCTCTTATTAAAAGACAATGGGGTCAAAACTTATCTAAGTTCGAGGGTATGCAATTACCTGGAGGAGTTCAGATAAATGGTCGGCAGTATTTAGAAGAAGCAAACGCAGAGATTGATAAAATCGAAGAAGAGATGCAACTAAAATACGAAGCTATGCCAGAATTCTATGTAGGATAAAAACATGGCAACTAATGTATATTTTAGTCCTAAGGTAAAAACTGAACAAAACCTATATGAGGATATTGTTATTGAGTCGCTTAAGATGTATGGGCAAGATGTCATATACATTCCTAGGCAGCTAATTAATCGCGATGAACTCTTAAATGAAGACTATTCTAAATTTACCGATGCGTACACTATTGAAATGTACATTGAAACTTCTGAAGGCTTTGCAGGTGAAGGAGACTTACTTGGAAAGTTTGGAGTTGAAATACGAGACCAAGCAACATTTGTAGTAGCACGTAAACGTTGGGAAAACTTAGTAGGGTTTTACAATAACTCAATTAATGACACAAGACCAAGTGAAGGCGACTTAGTATACTTACCATTATCAAGATCTTTATTTGAAATACGTTTTGTAGAACATGAACAGCCATTTTACCAATTAAATAACCTGCCAACATATAAATTGGAATGTGAGTTATTTGAGTACTCTAATGAGGAACTTGAAACTGGTATACGTGAGGTTGATGAGTTACAAGAACGTTATTCATATCAGCAAGTATTTACAGTTAATAATGGATCGGGTCATTTTACTCCTGGTGAAACAATTAGACAAGACACTGGTGAAGTTGATCAGCTAGGCGCACCAATATATGTAACTGCCGAAGTTGTAAACTTCAGTGTTTTAGTTGGTGTTGGTACTCTTACAGTTATTAATGAAGTCGGTAGTGATGGAACTGCAAGAAAGTTCAAAGTTAGTAGTTTAGCTGCTGATATTATTACTGGCTTAGATAGTGGTGCAACTTGGTATGTACAGGTAGATGCACCTGAACTAGCTATGTCTGGTGATCCATATGCACAAAACCAAGACTTTGAAACACTTGGTGATAATATAATTGACTTTACAGAGTCCAATCCATTCGGAGAAATTACATAATGTTCGGAACTTATTTCTACCATGCTGCTATCAGGCGAACAATAGCTGTATTTGGTACCTTATTTAATAATATTGAAGTCCATAAAGATGATGCAAGTGGAAACGTTTTGCAAACTATCAAAGTGCCTTTAGCTTATGGACCTAGGTCTAAGTTTTTGGCTAGAGTACAAGATCAAAGTAATTTAAGTGATGCAAAGTTAGCAATTAAGTTACCGAGAATGTCCTTTGAAATCACTTCAATGACATATGATACTACACAAACAGTTAATAAAACAAATGAAATTAGAGTTGGCTCTATTACAAATAACACTCGTAATTCTGTAAGAACACCTACTCCATATCGTCTTGGTATTCAATTAAATATCATGACAAAAAACCAAGATGAAGCTTTACAGATTTTAGAACAAATTCTACCAACATTTAAACCAGATTATACAGTGACTATTAATGAGGTTCCTGCAATTGGTATTAAGTCAGATATACCTATTGTTCTTACTGGTGTAACAATGAATGATGATTATGAAGGTGACTTTATAACTAGACGAGCTATCGTGTATTCATTAGAGTTTGAAACAAGAGTTAATTTCTATGAAGCAGTTCAGAACAAGAAAACAATACGTAAAGTAACAAATGACTTCTTTAATTTTGATGCACAAAATAATGCATTGTTAGAACGTCAAACCGTTACTACCAATCCTACAAATGCAAATGTGACTGATTCATATACTTATGATGTATTATATCCATTCCCAGCTGTTGCAGACAGTATTAGAGTTGTATTAACTAATGCTGTTGGCAATTTTATTGTAGGTGAAACCGTTGCGGCTACTACTTCTGGATCTACTGGTGTAGTTAAATCATGGGATAGTACTGGTAATATACTAGTTATATCTAATCCTACAGCATACTTTGTCATACCTGAAAGAGTAACTGGTGCGTCATCAGGTGCTCTAGGCGATGTACAAAGTTCAACTAATGTGTATGTATAATGACAAAAGATATTGAAGATGATTATGACTTTGCTAGGTCACAATACTATAATCTAGCAGAAAAAGGTAATGAAGCGATCGATTTAATGATGGACTTAGCCCGTGAATCTGAACATCCACGCGCTTTTGAGGTTTTATCAACTGCAATTAAGCAAAATGCTGAAGTTGCAGATAAATTGATGAAGCTGCATAAAGAACGCAAAGAGGTAGAAACACCTACTGCAGCTCTTCCAAATAGTATGACACAGAATAATCTCTATGTAGGTTCAGCAACTGACCTGCAAAAGATGTTAATTCAAA